ATGGAACTGGAGCCCATCCAGTTCCTGGACGATATGAACGACCATCTATACAGGATTGGAGGACGAAATGGCTAAAGAATCTGGCTTAGGGATGAGCGTGGCGATCGACGATTCCGGGGGAACTGCCCGGACCATATCCAACGACATCACGAACCTGGACTGGTCGACCCCCAGGGCGGAACAGGACATCACCGGCCTGGACAAGTCGGCGACGGAGCGGCTGCTTCTTTTGGCGGACTTCTCGGTCACATTGAACGGGGTATTCAACGACGCGTCCAACATGTCCCACGACGTGTTCAAGACGGTCCCATCGACATCGGTGGCCCGGACGACCACGATCGCCGTATCGGGCCAGACATTGGCCTGTGAGGCCTTCTACAGCGACTATGCGCTGTCCAGGGGCGCCGGTGGGGAGCTCACATGGACCGCACCGGGTGCGTTGTCCGGCGGCACCGTTCCCACGTGGGCCTAGATGGTGACCAAGGATGCCGCCAAGAACGGCGTCAAACCGGAGGCAGCACAGAAGGGCGGAGGGTTCCGCATCCCGGAACGGACCGCCCATATCCAGTTCGAAGATACCGATTATGACGGCGCCGAGGTATGGATCAGGCTGAACGTCAGCTTTGCCCGGTATCTCGAGCTCCGGGAGGCGTCCGAGGCCGGGGACCAGGCCGGGATGACCCGGATGTTCGGCGACAATATGCTCCAATCGTGGAACCTGGAGAATGACGACGGGACCCCGGTCCCGGCCGACGGGGAAGGGATGCTGCAGATCCCCCTGGACTTCGCGACCCTGATCATCACCCAATGGGTGGATACGGTCTCAGACGTCCCCGACCCTTTAGGACTGCCATCCGGCGATTTAAGCACGTTGGAGGCGGCATCGACCGCGACGGACGACCAGTGATCAAGCCCTGGGAGCTTGAGGCCGCCCAGCTGATAGACGGCCTCTGTCAGCGATATGGATGCCTGCCGTCGGCGCTGCTGGAGGAGGACGTGACCGTCCTCCGGATGCTGGCGGTGGTGACGGAAGGACAACCGGAACAGGAGACGAATGGCTAATCAGATAGAGATCCTGGTCAAAGCCAATGTGGACAAGGCCAAAGAGGAATTTGGAGGCCTGGCCCAGAGCATCGCCCGGAACCGGAAGAAGATCGGTCTGGCGATGACGGGCATCGGCGCGGGTATCACCGGGATCGCCATGCTGTCCATCAAGGCCGCCCAGGAAGAAGCCATCGGGATCTCCCGGCTGGACCAGGCGCTGAAGAATGTCGGCGCCTCCTACGACTCCAATAAGACATCGATCGAAGCGGTCATCAGCGCCACCCAGGCCAAGACGAATTTCGGGGACGAGGAACAACGGGACATCCTGACGAAACTGGTCACGGTCCTGGGGGACGAGAAACAAGCCCTGGAAGCCCTGCCGGCAGTCCTAGACGCCTCGGCGGCATCCGGAAAGAATGCCGGGTCCGTGGCCGAGACGCTGTCCAGATTCCTGGGCGGCTTGGCCAATACCTCGGAAGCGGTGGGGATCTCCGTCGATAAGTCGGCCACGTTCACCGACCGCCTGGGTCAAGTCATGGACAAGGTGGGGGGCCAGGCCGCAGCAGCCGCTGACCCGTTCACCCAATTCAAGAACCGGACCGGTGATCTGTCCCAGGAATTCGGGAAGGTGCTGCTGCCGATAATGTCGCAGATGGCCGTGATATTGGAGAAGGTGACCCGGAAGGTCATCGAGTTCACTGACGCCCATCCGAACCTGACGAAGTGGATCGGGATCGCCGTGGCGGCCCTCGGCGCGATCATGCTGGTGGTCGGCCCCTTGTTGCTGGCCCTCCCAGGCCTGGCGATCGCATTCGGCGCCGTGGGCGTTGCCATCAATATCGCCATGGGTCCCATCGGGCTGATAGTCCTGGCGATCGCCGGGGTGACTGCCGGTGTGGTCCTTCTCTGGAAGAACTGGGACACGGTCTGGGCTGCGATAAAGAAAACCGTCCAGACGGTGGGGAACTTCATCATCGGGATAATGAACAAGCTGACGTCGATCCAGCGGAAGGTGATCGGGGGGATCATCGAAGGGATCAAGACGCTGGTGGGTGTGGCGTCGAAGCTGCCGTTCGTGGGTGATAAGTTCGACGGGGTCCAACAAGCGTTGGAGAACGTCCAGGACAGACTCGACCAGGGCATCCCGAAGATAGATTTCACCGGCGATAAGATGGACGAGCTGGGCCGCGATTTCGAGATGGCCGGCTACCAGGTGGAACGGGCCACCGAGGGGATCGAACGGGCCGAGGAGAGAATGGTCCGGACGACCGAGCAGATGGCCGTCGACAGTTCCCTGGCGTGGGGCTCCGTGGAGGATGCGGTCTTGCAAGCCCAGGGGGTGACCCTCCGGAGCCTGGACGAGATCGAGGCGGCCCATAAGGCCCACAACGCCGCTGTGAACGCGTCCTGGGACCGGTTCTTGGTCAATCAGGACGCAACGGTCAAGAAGTTGAACGCCGCCAATATGTCCTTCGGGGATGTGGTCGAAGGATTGGCGAAAAGGATGAAAGTCAGCACCGAGGATATGGCCCTGGAGATCGCCGGGTTCGGGGTCAAGTTCGGGGACACGATGGGGCTGATCGAACAGTATGGCCGGGACTCCATCGGGGTCGTCATCACGGACTTCGAGCGGATGACCCGGTCAGCCCAGAACGAGGCGGCATTGACGCACGGCGTCATCCAGGGCGTGGTCTCGGAGTCGGAACGTCAGACCAGGGAATCCGTGGAACGGCAGAAGGCTTTGATCGCAAGCATCCCCACGCTGCCGGCAGTCCCGAGCGGGATACATCGCGGCGGTGGCGGTGGTGGCGGATCAACAGCCTTCATTCCTCGCGGCGGTTCCTCGCGCACGGCCAATCCCGGACTAGACGCATTGCGAGGGACGGGAGGTGGTCTGGCAGGTTATAAACCAGGGACGACATTCGCCCAGATCGAGGCTGCTCTAGGGCTGGCCAATGGGGGCATCGTCAGACGTCCGACCCTGGCTATGATCGGGGAACGCGGTCCGGAGGCCGTGGTCCCACTTGGCCGGGGCGGCGGCATGGGATCGATGAACGTGACCGTCAACATCGCCGAGGGCGCCATCGTTGGCGTCGATGACCTCCAGGACACGATCGCCCAGACGGTCCGGGACACGGCTGAGCGGGGCGGCTTCCGGGGGGTATTCTAATGGCCAATGGGACATATGTCCTGGCGGTAGATTGGGATGATGATGGATCATTCGCGGATGCGGAATCCGATGTGACCGCCCGGACGTTCCGGGTGGACTACAAACGCGGCCGGAACTACGCGTCCCAACTGGTCGGGGATACCATCAGCGGCGTCCTCAAGGCCACCCTGAACAACGAGTCCGGGGATTATTCCTCATTCAATACCTCGAGCCCGATATACGGGAAGATACTCCCTGGCCGGAAGGTCCGATTGACCGGGAACGATGGGTCGACGACCTTCACTTTGTGGGAAGGGTTCCTGGACCGCATCGAGCCCGTGGTCTCGACGAAGAACGCCAAACGGGCCGACATGACGTGTATCGGGCCGCTCGGATACCTGAACCGGTTCGAGGTCTCCACCGAGATGAAGACCAAGATCAAGACCGGCGCGGCATTCACCGAGGTCCTGGACGAGGCCGGCTGGCCGACAGGGGACCGGGACATCGACACCGGGATCGTGACCATGCCGCACTTCTGGGCAGACCGGACGGCGACCTTCACGGCCCTCCGGACGATCGAGGATACCGAGACCGGGAACATCGAGGAGTCGGCGGACGGGGACATCAGGTGGCGGGACCGTCACGCCCGGTCCGTTGACGCACGGTCGACGACCTCCCAGGCGACCTATAGCGATAGTGTAGGGGCTTCCCTGCCGTATACGGCCATCGACCAGATCGACCCCCTTAAATTCGTTTTCAACGACCTCCGGGGGGACCTGGAGCTATACACCGGGGTCTGGGTCCTGGACTCGGACGCTTTGGGCGAAGGGACCATCCTGGCGGCGGCGCCCGTGGTCCTCTGGACGTTCCCGGAGACGGCTGCCGCGTCCCCTTCACTGTCAGCCGGCGAGGCCAGGATATTCACGGCCATATATTCCACAGGGGTGGACTCCTGGTCAGACCTGACCGCGACCACGGACTACACGGCCAACGATGCGTCCGATGGGTCCGGGACGGACCGGACGAGCTCCATCACCATCGCCCTGGTCAAGAAGTCCCAATCGATGAAGATCACCGTCACCAACGGACATTCCGGGAGCGTATACCTGACGAAACTTCAGGCCCAGGGGAACGCCCTGGTCGCCAAGGACAAGGTCTCCATCGGCGCCGAGAATGCGGCATCCCAGTCGACCTATGGGAAGCGGACGTTCCCACATCCGGGGGCGTTCATGCCGGACAGCCAGGAGATCCAGAACTGGGCCGACTTCCACCTGGCGGTCTGGAAGGACCCGGTCCCGTTGTTGAAGATGACGGTGGCCGGGAACCGTTCCACGGCGGCCTTGACCGATATCTACACACGAGACCTGTCGGACCTCGTGACCGTCGAGGCCGACAACAATGCCGGCCTCGGGATCGACACATTATTCTTCGTCGAGTCGATGGAACACCGGATCGATTCGATGCTCCAGCACCGGGCGACATTCACACTCAGCGAGGCAGCCGGGTATAGCGGCTTCTTCATCATTGGCAGCTCAAGCCTCGGCGCCTCGACGCGCCTGGCTTATTAGGAGGGCAAAATGGCTTACACGGCCTATCGTACCTGGACCACCGGCGAGATCGTGACCGCTGCCTTAATGAATGAACAGGTCAAGGATAACGGTCTATTGACGGCGCCGGCCATTATGACGACGGCGGGAGACATCATCTATGCCTCTGCCGCGAACACGCCGGCGAGGCTTGCCAAGTCGACGACCTCGACTCAATACCTCGCAAATACTGGAACGAGCAACGTGCCTCAATGGAACGAGGTGGCTCTGGCGACCGGAGTCAGTGGGACTCTGCCGGTAGGGAATGGTGGGACCGGGATAACGAGCCTCGGGTCCAATGTGGCGACATTCCTGGGAACGCCCTCGAGTGCTAATCTACGCTCGGCTTTGACAGACGAGACAGGAACAGGCGGGGCTGTGTTCGCGACCAGCCCAACCCTGGTCACGCCCGCCCTTGGAACGCCAGCATCTGGAGTCCTGACCAATGCAACAGGATTGCCAACGGCAGGCATACTAGATAACGCCGTTACGCTGGCGAAGATGGCAGGGATCACGCGGGGCTCAATCATCTACGGAGATGCAAGTGGCGACCCTTCGGCATTAGCCAAGGGAACAGAAACCTATGTGCTGACTGCAGGGGCTGATGATATTTCTTGGGCGGCGGCGTCGGCTGGTGCGGTTGTCCGTGAGGGTGGGCAGACCACCGAAGCGACGATGACCGCCACATCGGCAGCCGACCTTTTGTCTGCAACTTCGTTGACTATTGCGGCGGCGGAACCGTTCACGCTGATATTTGATGCTCGCAAAACTACTGGGGCGACAGCTAATGCTGGAATAGGGTTGAAATTAAACTCAACCGTTATTGTGGAGGCAACTACCACCGACATGATTTGGCGTGCCAACGGCTCGGCCAATGAAGCAACGAGCGGTAGTCATAACAGCATAACCTCGCCACGAATAGCCAACTATGTTGATGGTGGCAATATGGGAGGAAGGGGAACAACTGTAAGCGCCGGACAGGTCTACAGGCAGGGTGATGGCGTAATCGGAGGCAACCCAACTGCGGCATTTATAACCGCAGAGATAACGTCCATCATTTTGCGGGGAATATCCGGGAATGGTTCTGTAACGCTCGGTGCGGATGAAATGCACGCTTACTCCTGGGCCACAAGTTAATGCTGTATATCTTTGCAGGGTTTCCCAAGAATAATCTTCATGCTGGTGGCCTTCAATTTGCCATTGAGTCAGCCGAGATGCTTGGAGAGTTGGAACATGACCCTGCGGTGCAGTACCGCAAGGAGGGTGTATTTGCGGCGGATACGGATGAAGAACTTTATCCGATTGAGTACCACATGAGCGATTTGTGCTTACGGGATGGCATCACCTGGGACTGGTTCCCTGAGAACTGGGCGTTTGGTAACGGCGTAACTGTCCACAAGACATCTGCCGGTCCAGAGTTTAAGACCGTAGTGCATGGAACGGAGTTAGACCTGAATGAGTTCTTGACCGAATATGGCACGACTAGACTGGCGGAATTGGCCCTGGAACGGATGCACGTTAAACATGAAGGCTGGCAAGAATACGAGGCGCGTTGGTTGCCGGGCACCTGTCCACAGGAATCTCACGTTGTCCATCTGACATGGCTGGTCACTACTCACAAACTGCCGGATTTTGCCTACGAGCGAATCCGTTCATTGATTGAGGATGGAGCAGAACCAGAACGGGCTGAGATATACATACGCCCCGATGAGCCTGGCAAGTATCTATCCACGCCGAGGCCGTTTAAGGAGGAACAATATGCTGTATCGCAACATTCGTAAAATTGACACTGGCGCGTGGGTAGACGTTCTATTCACCACAGAGGGTGACAGCTTCAGCGTGTCAGCCGACACTCATGTGGCTGGCATCGCGGCAGCGTTATCACTAAATGCCAACGAACTAGAGGCCGTTGACGGTGCCTCTGATGCAAGGACTGGCGCCCTGATTGACCAGCCTACCGTCACTCCTACGCCAACGCGCCAGGAAGAACTGGTGGCTATCGGGAAAGACTCTTGGACAGCCGAACAGCAGAAAGAATTGATTGAACTTTTAGCCAGTGAGTGACGTGGACGGTCTAACGGAGATAAGTCAGGTCATCGGACCCGTCGGTGTCCTGGTCGTCGTGGTCACCTGGGCGATCATGGCCAAGCGGAACGGGACCGGGTCAAAGCATGAACACGACCAGACCGAGACCCTGATGATAATGATCGGGAGTCTTCGGGACGATATGCGGGAACTGAGGCACGACATCAATAGACATCTTCAATATCATTCGGAGGCGGACTGAAATATCCACACCTCCTTCTGGGCCGGGGTCGCCCCACTCCGGTCCGTAATGAAAAAGGCCACCTGGAGCCGGGTGGCCTTTTTCTATATGCCGGACGACCGGATGAATCATGTGTTCGGATCTAAGACCTTATCGGAGATGAGACCCCATTCAAGCTGGCCGGCCGACCTATCCGGGACCGTATAACCGGCCCGTATCAATGCCTCGAAGTTCCGGGACGCCGGCCCATCGAACAGGATCACGGACCCGCCCTTGGTGTCATCCCCAGAGGTCGGTTGATACCCTACGACGACGTACCGGCGCGGTGGATCGCTTGGTTCCATCTATCTACCTCCTGGTGCGGTTCAAACGATTGTAATGAGCCTACCGACCATAATCATCTGCTGCGCGTCATGTATTCAATCCGTGCCAAACGTGGTAACTTTCACTACAACATAGCAAGGGGCGCATCTCCGGAACTGTCGCATCTGTCCGAACGTGCGGCAGTCCGGAAGAAGGGTAGATGGGATGCTATGTGGAGTGTGGACCATGGCTAATTCTGCCGAGGATACTCAGGCTGATCTTCTGCGTCTGCGGAACTATATCCAGGAATGGCTGGACGCGAACAAACAAACCTGGTCGGGGCTATTCGCGAAGGCCGGCCATCCGAACGGGATGTCGACCACCTGGAGCCGACTGAGATTAAAGACCCACCCGAAACCCGAGACCCTGCGGGACATCGCCCAGGCGATGGGTATCCCGTGGGAACGACTCCTGGCGGTTGCGGGGATCATCCCGGACACCGGCGCCGGGTCGACCAGGACCCAGTCCGATTATGACCTGACGCCCAGGGAGGCCGGTCTGATCGACGCCTTCCGGGCGTTATCGGAGGACCACCGGTCCATCGTGTTCAATCAGGTGACGGGTATGGCCGAGGCGACCACCGAGGCGGCGCCCGGGACGGATACCTGATGTCGATCTCCGCTTACGGACCGGGGAAATGGCGGATCTGGATCGACAAGTACAAGAAGGGAACGACGACCAGGTCAGGCCGTAAGACCGAGGTGTTCACCGGGACCAAGACCGAGGCCCGCCGGCGGGAACGGGACCTGGAGGCCGAGCGGGACTCCGGCCGCCTGATCGACCGGCACAACCAGCCCCTCGGCAAGTACCTGGAGTGGTGGTTCCAGGAGATCGAAGCCACGTTGGAGATCAGCTCCTTCATCGCCTGCAAGAACCACCTCCACCGGGTCTGGAAGACCGACCTCCACGAGATCCCCCTGGCAGCCCTGCTGCCGGAACATATCCAGGAAGTCATGAACCACATGGAGAAGGTGGAGAAGGTCAGCTATGGGACCATCAAGAATTTCCGGGATAACCTCAGGAACGCCCTGAACCGGGCGATCGAGTTGAACCGGATCACGGTCAATCCCATCCTGGTCTGCAAGCTGCCCAAGGAACGGCGCCGAAAGAAAATCATCTGGACCCGGCCCCAGCTGGACGGGTTCCTGGAATACATCCGGGACGATGGCTATCACTACTCCGATGCCTTCGAGCTCATCCTGTTCACCGGCCTGAGACGGGCCGAGATATGCGGGCTCCATTGGAGCATGGTCAACTTCGAGGAACATTATCTGGACATGAACCGGACCCGTCATTCTATGCCGAAACTCGGCCCGGACCGTCCCGGCGGTGGGTGGTATGAGAAGGCGCCGAAGTCCGAGATGGGCCTCAGGTATCTGGAGATCAGTCCCCGTTGTGTCGCACTACTCCGGAGGGTCCAGGCGAAGCAGGCCCATTTCCAACTCGGAGCCCCAGGGATATGGCCGGCCGACCCGTTCGTCATCTGCCGGCCCGACGGGACCGTGACGCGGCCGGATAAGATGGGGCGATATTTCAGGAAACTGTTGGACCGGTACAATGCCGGCGTGGACGGGAAGGACCAGCTCCCCATGGTGACCCCGCACGACCTGAGGCGCCACCATGCCAGCTACCTGGCAGAACTGGGATATACGACCTCGGCCATCGCGGCCAGACTGGGCCACGCGTCGACGACGATCACGGACCGGGTCTACATCCGGAACCGTCCCGGCGCCTTCAGTGATTACGTGGAGAGGTTGGACGAGTTCCTGGACGGACCGGTCGATGATGGACCGTCGGATCTGTGACAAAACGTGTGACAAACTTCGGGACGCATCAGACCGTATCAGACCGCATCAGCCAGCATGATATGTGCCTAGGGATAGTGAAGAATCAGCCCTGGTGTTGCCAGGTGATTCCCACGCCACAGGTCTCCAAAACCAGTGGCCGGGGGTTCGAATCCTCCCGCTCCTGCCAACGATTCTAGGCACGAAAAAGCCCCTGGACCCAACATCCAGGGGCTTTTTCTTTCTGCCGGCATGGGCCGATATGTGCCAAATGTGTGACAAACTGCCGAAAAGAAGTTGCCATCCACCCATCATCAGGACGGTTTAACTGGCTTTCGCGAGCCGCTTTATGTCGCTCTTGTAGATCTGATGGGAATGGTCCATATCAACTCCGGACGCGTCGAGTATGGTTACTTGAAACCCCTCGGCGCTCTTTAGACCATCCGGCACCTTGCAGTCGGTGAATATTAGGGTGCATCCCCCCTGAGTCTTGACCCGGAACTCGTATCCTGTTTCCATTTTCATTATTCCCCTTCTTTTTTATTTGGCATCCGCCGAGCCCCTAAGGGCTTTCGGGAAGTTGCCAGCTTCCCATCATCAGGACGGTTTATTAATCGTCGATTGATTGACCGTCGCCTGGTTGGATCAAACCTTTGGTCGGATGTTCGAAATAACCAGCGTCTTGGCATATTTCACAGATGAACATCTTATTTGAAGGGAATTTGATATCTAGCCAGATTCTCCAATTGACGATGAAACCCTGGCAACCGCCGATGTCGCACCGTTCAACGGTGTGTTCTTCATGCCCACATTCGGCCAAATATCCGTGGTCGTCTTCGTTCTTGCGACATTCGGAATCAATCTTTCGTGTGCCGTCGATGATTGCCATCGTTTCCCCCCTTCTTTTTGTGCCTGATTTCCTTTTCTTTTTATTTGGCTTCCGCCGACCCTCCGGAGAGGGTTTCGGCCCGGAGCCACCGGGCCTCATCAGGGCAGGGTTATTCGCCGCTTTCCCGGAGGGCTCGACGCCCATCAGCGGCAGGGTCGTCGACCCCCACGCTGATGATCTTGTAGGGCGACCCGCCCACCGGGTTGGAGACGACCGTCCCCACTGTCCACCTCACCGAAGTGACCTCGGTGTGGACCTGGCCCTTGAGCGTCCCGCCCACGAACTGCCGGGTTACTAGGTACATACCCGCCCTCCTTCCTTTTAAGGTTTACTGTAACCACCTTGTTTCCCTGCAATGAATTATCCCATGTATGGCCTCAGAATGCAAGTGTTTGCTGAAAACGTATAGTTGCACCACAAGACCAGATTGGCTATTATATAAAGATATATCTTGTTGCAACAAGGAGGTTGTGATGGACGAACCTAAAGAAGGGGCCGAGGAGGAGCCGAATACTCTCTCGGTGAACCAGGTGGCCCGGAAGGTGGGGA